CACAGACAGGTTTTATAACCTAAAGGCATGCTTCCCTTTGGCCTTCTCAAGGATGAGGACTATTTCGGGGCTCTCAAAAGCAAGATCTTGGTCGTTGATGACAATTCTGATGTTCGAAAACTGGTGCTCCATCTCCGACAATCCGGTTATGATGCTATTGAAGCCGCGACGAGCCTTGACGCCCTAAAGCAGGCACGCGCAATTCGTCCCGATTTGATACTCATGGACCTTGCTATGCTGGACGGCATTGAAGCAATAGCAACTCTCAAAACGGATCCATTGACGCAAGACATACCGGTTATCGTAGGCATTTCTACAGGTACTAAATTTTGGAATTTATCGGGTCCACTCGAACACCAGAGATATGAGCCCGTAAATGCAACAGATAATCTACCATCGACTAGCCATGCAGTTGTTATTGTTGGATATTCAGACGATTTGAATGGTGGCTCATTTATCATTGCGAATTCTCTGGGGCCGAAATGGGGTGATTCTGGATTCGGGGCATTTCCCTACCGATGTGCAATTGACATTGGCGAGGCCTGGGTCATAAAGAATTTTGCAGGGGTTGGAATTTAGCCCCTTTCAGAAAAATTTCAGAAAGTGATAAATACAAATAGCTAATTACTAGCAGGAGAAAAAGATGGCTTCAAATTTATCTAAATTCGGTATTCCGCTTGACGGAAACAAGCTAGGTATTCTACACCCTAAGCAAAAGTATCGTTTTAGAGTTATTTTCAAGAATTTCGGCGAAAACAACAGCCTGCGCGAAATGACTCAGAACGTCGTAACTTGCACACGACCAAAGATTACCTACAATGACGTCGAATTGCATTCGTACAACTCTGTAGCCTGGATTCAAGGTAAGCACACATTTGAAACAATTGAAATCACATTGCGTGATGATATCACAAATGCAGTTCTTTCCGCTGTGGGTGCCCAAGTTCAGAAGCAAATGAACCACTTCGAGCAAACAAGCGCGGTTGCAGGTATCAATTACAAGTTCGCTATGGAAATTCATACACTTGACGGTACTAACAACGAACAACTTGAGTCATGGGACCTAGACGGTTGCTTCTTGCAATCTGTTCAGTATCCAGATAGCGACTACGCAAGCGGTGATCCAAACATTGTTACTCTAACAGTTAGATTCGATAACGCTACAAACGTAGCAGGTCCGAACACCAACCAAGGTACAACAGTCGGTGGCAATCCTTACCCAGATATTGCTTCGCCAACTGGTGGTACTACATTCGCTTAATCGCGAATTTTTGGAGGTGATTTAGTGCCTAGCTTTTCTAGCCTATTCACGTCACTGACAGGAGCTGGTTTCTATTATGAAAAGAGCTCCCATCACGCCACGTATAACTTCAACCAAGAGGGGCAGGCTCTATATAGGAACCAGCCCCGGTTTCCTTTTGAGTATTACATCAACATTAATTTGAATAATGTTGGTTCGGCTTCGGAATATATTTCTAAGTTCTTCAATAATCCTCAATGGCAGCAAGTTCAGCCTTTAGTTAAGACAGCAGAAATGCCGTCTATGAAGATTGAAACTACACCACTAAACCAATACAACAGAAAACGTTTAAGCCAGACAAAGATTGGTTTTGAACCCGTTAAGGTTGTATTTCATGATGTCGCAGATGGCAAGACGCTGAAATTCTGGGAAATGTATTATAGGTACTATTTCGCGGACGGCACAGAACCGGGTGTTAACGATCCAAAAATAAATCCCGGTGCTAGACAAGGCTCAATCAGTACGGAAGATCTCCTGCATAATTTAACTCCGAAACTGAATGCCAACATTGCTAGCTTACCATCATCTATTAAGAATTTGTTTACACCGGGTAGCCAACAAAGGAATGATGGTTTACCATCTAATACCAACGGCAGTAAGAAAGATATTCAGAACATTGTTTCTGAAACATTTGATAACCACAACTTTGGTTTCAACTTGCCGCAAGTGGGCAATGTTAGAAACTTAATTCAGACTATTGAATTGTATCAAGTTCATGGTGGTCGCATGAATATGGTTACATTGGTAAATCCGAGAATTTCTGCATTTACACACGATGTATTGAACTATGCTGAAAGTTCGAAGACACTAGAATTGACATTCGTATTTGAATACGAATATGCTTTCTACAATATTCAGAATTTGAAGTTGGGCAATGGTGCTAACGAGCCGAATAATCCTTCTACTATGAGCCAGTTTACACATGGCGAATATCTAGAATTACCGTCGCTTGCGTTCAACACCACATTGCTAGATTTCGTTGAGTCTAATAATCCTCTTTTGAATTCCGATAATCCTATTCTACAAAGAATTGGTAAGAATGTGCAAACTACAATTGGTGGGGTTACAGGGGCTTTCTTGTCAGATAAAGTAGTACGCAGAGTTGGTGCAAGTGCATTAGATGGTTTAGCAAAGATTTCTCCTACACCATACCACGCAAATGGAACTCCAGCACCGACTTCTCGTCCATTTACTAACACGGCAGTAAGTAATTCTACGGCATATCAGGATGTAAACAGAATCGGCAACGGAGACTAACATGGCAAATTCAAATGTAGCTTCCATTGGTCGTTTCAGTTCGCAAATGTTGACCTATCTGGGAACCCAGAGAACAGTTAAATGGACTGGCGGTGACCAATTCTCGAATACATTCAAATATCAGACAGGTCCTACAACATTTCCTTCTCCTGATAGCTATGAACAGGCATTCTTGGGCGGCGGAGTTTCTGGTGCATGGGAACCTAATTCCTATGATTCGGTAAAATGTTTCTTCACCTCGAGGGGCGCTTCTGTGGTTTATGCAGAAACAATGGCTGCATTAGCACTAGATATGGCTGCAATTTTGGGTGTTTCTGCACAAACTTTCCTAGAAAGAACTGCGGCAAGTGGACAACAAATGTCCTTGACTGCTGATGCATATCGTGCATTCAATGTGTTAAGAGATCCCGGAAATCAGGTAGGTGTTGTTACGACTGTGAACAACAAATTCAGCTTACAGGCAAGACAAATAAGGGCATAAATGGCACAGTATGTACAGGGGCAATATAAACCAGTAAACCCAAGCAAGTACGTAGGTTCATATCCCATTATTTTTCGTTCGTCCTGGGAATTCAAACTCATGCAAATGTTTGACACTCATCCTAATGTGATTGAGTGGGCAAGCGAATCCCTTAAAATTCCTTACACAAATCCTTTTACCAATAAATACACAGTATATGTACCGGATTTCGTGGTTGTTTATATTGAAGCAAGTGGCAAACGTAGAGCAGAAATCATAGAAGTTAAACCTGCAAAGGAAACTTTTATGGAACAAGCAAAAACACAAAGGCACAAACTTGCCGCAGCGTTGAATGCTCATAAATGGGCCGCTGCGCATGCATTCGCTAAGAGTCACGGAATGACTTTTAGGGTAATGAATGAACATCACATATTTAACAATCCTGGGAAGGGAAAGAAATAATGGCTACTAAGAAAATGGAAGATTTCTTTAATCTGCCTCCTGCATCTGAGGATGACGAGGACGAAGAAATCGTTCCTACAAAAACAAAAGATGAATTAATGGTAGAAGCCAACCAAATTTTTTCTGCTCTTACGACAGCTGAAAAGATTGATTATGCATTGCCTACAGTTGCTGGCTTGGACACACATGACAGCGAAATGGATGACATTGCAAAGAAGGCTGTGAAGACTTTTGAAGATTTAGTAAACCTCGGCGGCAATGTCCCGGATATGCACGCTGGTAAGATTTATGAAGTTGCAGGGCAGTTGCTGAAAACTGCACTTGATGCAAAGAATGCTAAAGCTGAAAGAAAGCTCAAGATGATTGATCTTCAAATTAAGAAAGCCAAATTAGAACTCGGTGCAGGTGGTGGAGAAGGAAATTCTACTACTTCAGGGGGCGAATTCGATAGAAACGACCTTCTCAAGTACATTGTAGACGCCAAAAAATCAGAAAATTCTGATAAATAGTCATAACACTGGAGTCACAAATATGGCAGAAAAGAAAACATTTGCTGGTTATGTAGCAGAAGCAAAAACAGAATTTAAATATGTTCTGAAGTTTGCGGTAAGCGAAATGACTGACAGCATGATTGATGTGCTTGAGGCAAGTCTTAGCAGGTATGACCTGAAGAAAGCATCGTCATTCAGAAAAACACCAATTCAAGAGAGTCCACTGGACTTCCCAAATGTAAAGAACATGCCAGTTCACATCTGTGATGTTACTATGGGCTATCCTGCATCTCTAGATTTTCTTCGTAATTATATTTGCAACCAGATGGGCATTGCCGAGGCCTGTGTTGCAGTATATTCCGAAAACGATCCAAGACAGATTGAAACAGATTTATACATCGACAGAAGTTCTCCAGAGTACAAACAAAAGTATAAGACACGTTTAGGCAGTGATCCAGAAGAAACTGGTGATAAGAGCTTATATGGTGAAACTTATAACACAGGATTCTTGCAAGAACTTGCAAAAGTGCAAAAAGAAAGAGAAGTCACTACAGTTGACAATCCACTAAGCCCAGCTCAGAAGATTGACCACTCGACACTTCCTAAGGGTTACGATGGATTTAATGATCCTAAGAATCTGCATAAGGACGATGTGGGCTTCTTTGGACGCATTAAATTGCCAAAACAAATCAAGGTGGGTACACTATGAAAACTATGAGTGAAATGATTAAGCTGATGGAGAGCGTCATGGACGTTCCCGGGCTGGGAAATACAGAGGCTAACATGCAAGCGGCTGGAACAGTCGGACGAGATTCTGCCTATGCAAATTTTGATGCAAGTCAGAATTTGGAAGAAAAGACACCACCGGGAATGGAAGACATGATGCACAAGCTCAAGGCAGAATATCCAGATGATAAGTCTGCTGCTTATGCGACTGCGTGGTCCATTTACAACAAGAAACACGGCAAGGCAAATGAAAGTGTTCCTGCTATTAATTCTTGCAATCAGAAAAATCCTATGAATGCTGATCAGGCATGCGCTATGGAGGAAAGCATGGGTAATCCAGAAGTTGATGCAGCGATGGCACAATTTGAAAATCTTGTAATGAACAGTTATGTTGAGCCGGAAGTTGCATATGATAAGATTTGTGCTACTTTGGATCCAGACACCGCTGCTGCCTTCCGTGCCGCACTTATGCAGCATGGCGAAGATATGCAAGCTCAAGCAGAAGCCGAACCTTTCGATGCAAATATGGAAGAAGACCTTAACAATGGTTATCATGATCGACATATTGCACGTGGATCGGATTATTTCCCTAATGGCGCCGATGGCCCTGTTGTAAATGCAACTGGACCTTCCGGAGCACGTCAGGGCGATAACCCAGAACAGAAGAAAATGCAAGTTGCAGAAACTCATAAAGAGCTAGTATATGCTTACAGAAAGTATCTAAAGGAATCTGCACAAACTAAGAAAGTTTAATCGATGGCTATCTATCAAGACGACAAATTAGTTAAGCGTGCCTATAAAAAGGTTAGCTATACAAAAGAACAGATTGATGAGCTAAAAGCATGCATGGACCCTGATACGGGTCCATTGTACTTTGTCTCCAATTTTATGTATGTTCAACACTCGGTTAAGGGTAAGCAGAAATTTCGCCCATATGATTTTCAGCTTGATCTAATCGATTCTTATACCCATTTCAAGAAATCCGTAAACATGGTTAGTCGCCAGATGGGTAAGACTGCCGTTGCTGCTGGATATTTGCTTTGGTATGCTATGTTTAACGATGATGCACAGATTCTTGTGACATCCTACAAATATGATTCTGCCCAGGATATTATGGATCGTGTTCGTTATGCTTACGAATCCGTCCCTGACCACATCCGCGCAGGTGTAACCACATACAACAAACGTTCCATTGCATTTGACAATGGCTCAAAGATTATCGCAACCACAACAACCGGTAACACAGGACGTGGTATGTCGTTGTCACTTATCTACTTGGACGAATTTGCGTTCGTGGACCCGAGTATTGCTAAGGAATTCTGGACCTCGCTAGCACCTACCTTGTCAACAGGTGGTAAATGTATTATTACTTCCACTCCGAATACTGACGAAGATCAATTCGCAGATATCTGGTTCAGTGCTAACAAATTAGTTGACGACCAGGGTAACGAAACAGAAGTAGGTAAAAACGGTTTTAAGCCTTATATGGCAACATGGGAAGCGCACCCAGACCGTGATGAAAAGTGGGCAGATGAACAATTAGCGTCACTTGGCGAAGATCGCTTCTTACGTGAACACAAGTGCCAGTTCATTACCTTTGAAGAAACTCTTATCAATCCAGTTAAGCTATCGCAGCTTGACTCCATTCAGCCTATTCGTAAGACCGGTCAAGTTCGCTGGTATGCTCCTATTCGTCCACAACTCACTTATGTTGTGTCTCTGGATCCTTCAATGGGTACAGGTGGAGACAATGCTGCTATTCAAGTTATTGAATTGCCTACGCTAGTTCAAGTAGGTGAATGGAGCAATAATAAAGCACCTGTTGAAGAACAAATCCGTACAATGCGAAAGATTTTAGAAGAAATCCACAGCGCTGGCAAGCCGGAAATTTACTGGTCAGTTGAAAGTAATACCTTGGGCGAAGCTGCACTTGTCGTTATTCGTGACACCGGTGAAGAGAATTTCCCGGGTGTTATGTTGCATGATCCAAAGAACAAACTGCAAGGACGTATACGCCGTGGTGGTTTTGTTACCACAAATAAGTCAAAATTAGAGGCTTGTGCCAAGCTCAAGTATCTTGTCGAGTCTGGCAAGCTTAAGATAAATTCTAAAGCTCTTTTGTCAGAACTAAAGGTCTTTGTTTCCAGAGCTAACACTTTTGAAGCGCGTGTTGGACAAACTGACGACTTGATTATGGCAATGTTGCTCGCACTCAGAATGACAGATTATATCAGCACCTGGGACGACGGAACTCGTGCTGCAACGGATAGTAATATTCTTGATCCGGACGACATGAGTTACGACCAACCAATGCCTGTGTTTATCTGACCAGAAATTGATAAATAGCTGAACGAGGAAAATTAATATGGTCGAAATGGATGCCTTGGCAGAAAAGCTATTTTCATTGCTAAAGGGTAACGGTTTAAGCATTAAGATATATGACGCGGAAGGGGCAGAATCTGTCGATCCATCCGTGGGTCGTAGATTTTTCGTTATGAAACCTAACCTAATGGTAACCATTGATGAAGATTCTGGTAATGTCGAATTCAGTAAAGGTGCATCGGCTAAGACAGATCCTAATATTTCGGGTCTACAGAAAAACGTTCGCGATATTGCTAACGAATTTCTTCTTAACTTTAGCATCAAAGAATTCGGCAAAGCCATCGAACCACGCCACTTTTCCTATCAAGTAAAGGCAAAGGATACTATGAACGAAGGATATAAAACCAATAGCTTAATGCTGTCTAAGGTTTATCATGAACTTGATTATGCTGCGGGTATGACTGCGCAGGCACTTGCAGACAACATTCCTGGCGCTGACCTAAATGATGTTCAGGCAGCTCTTAATGCTTTGCTACAAGACGACAAGGTTGAAATTATTAGCCACATGGGAAATAACCCTGTGTATGGAAAAACGATGGTAGAAGCTATCAGGGAATCGACAATGACACAAATATCCGAAAGCCTAAGTAAAATGTTTGGCACCGCACGAGTCTCACAACAAACACTTGAAAATGTTCGCATCCTTGTAAAGCACAAGACTCCAGTTGACGAAAATGTTCGTGGTTCACGTACACGTCACATCGGCGCAATCTTCTTAGAGTGCAATGGTGAGCGTTTCCGTTTCCCACACAATTATTTGCCTGGTGCAAGAGCAA